ATGATAATAAGTATATGTAATATATATATGTAATAAGTATATTATTTATTTTTTAGAAAGATTAAAAGATTATAGAAGATAGTTAAGAGCCTCTCGAAGTTCTCTAACAACACCAGTGATGCTCGACGCCGCTTCGCTTCTGTTTACTTTTTTAGAGAAAATAAAGCATATTCTTATTACCATTCTGATAACAAAAGATTACTATAAATAACCTAAAAGTCGGCAGATGTGTTGAGCATCACAAGTATTACTAAGGATATACTTTGGAATGTTAGATTTCTTTTTATAAAGTTTAAAAGATTATAGAAAGTTTAAAAGATTATAGAAAGTTTAAAAGATTATAGAAAGTTTAAAAGATTATAGAAAGTTTAAAAGATTATAGAAAGTTTAAAAGTTTTATAAAGTCTAAAAGTTTTGGAAAGTCTAAAAGTTTTATAAAGTCTAAAAGTTTTATAAAGTCTAAAAGATTATAGAAGGTTATAAAGTTTATCGAAAGTCTAAAAGTTTATAGAATATTATAAAGTTTTATAAAGCAAAAAACAAAAGGCAATACAAGGCAATACAAGGCAATACAAGGCAATACAAGGCAATACAAGGCAATACAAGGCAATACAAGGCAAAGCAAATCAAGGCAATACAAGGCAATACAAGGCAATTCAAGGCAATACAAGGCAAATCAAGGCAATACAAGGCAAATCAAGGCAAGACAAGGCAAGACAAGGCAAATCAAGGCAATACAAGGCAATACAAGGCAATACAAGAGGGGTGATATACTACCTGTTATAATGTTTATTTTCAAGACATCACATCAGTTTTTATGTAGAAGCCAAGATATTAGAACAAATGTATCCCATAACTTTTCTTTTTATAAAGTCTAAAAGATAAGGATAAAGAATAAGTATTTAAGTATTACCGTGTTATACTATTATATTATAAAACACAGATGCTTTATTTTGACATTGGAGCGAATATCGGGAGGTGGGCGATTGATAATCTACATCATAACCATACTCACAATCAACATACAAACAAAGTCATCGCATTAGAACCTATTCCGAAAACCTTTGGGATGCTACAATCGAATACAGCAATGTATCCTGAGGTAGTCTGTTTGAATTATGCGGTATGTAATAATAATGGCGAGGATGTTGTCTTCTATGATGCTTTGGATATACATACGTTATCGACGTTAAACTTGGAATGGATAACAGATAACAAAAGCAGGTTTTGTGATACGCCATATAAAAAAATCACTTGCCCTACCATCACCATCGATACGCTCATAAAAACGTATGGCGTCCCTGACCTTATCAAGATTGATGTAGAGGGAGGCGAATATGAATGTATAACATCTTTGACGCAAAAAGCCAACGTGCTATGTTTCGAATGGGCGTCTGAATTGGATGACGTGAGTTTCAAATGCTTGGATTATCTGTTTAGTCTGGGATATTCTAAGTTTTATTTACAATTTGAAGATAACTATGTATTTCGCCCCAACGAAGGCGATTACTATGATTTAGAAATTATAAAGGCACGGTTGCTACAAACAACTCCTAAAAAAGAATGGGGTATGATTTGGTGTATGTAATACGAAGACGTATGTAATACGCGAAGACGTATGTAATACGAAGACGTATGTAATTAGTCTATCTCCGCCTTTTGCGTATCGTCGCTCGTGTCATTTATTTTTACATTTATTACTTCGGTTTCATAGAAGTAATAGAATTGTTTCAGTTGTGTAAGCATTGTATGTATATTGTCTATAATATCTTATTTTTATATATATTTTTTGGAAAAATGATATATAATATTTGTATAATAATAGAAATAGGAAAAATGAAGTTTGATATCGAGGCAATCAACAAAGACCCTATGGGATTTATAAAGAAGAACAAGAAGGCAGACGTCATCGAACTGCTTATTAAAGCCGATGACGCGTTTTTCAACAATTACGAAGATGACGACGGGGTGCTTAAAGACGACATCTATGATATTATTAAAGACCATCTGAAAACCAAGTATCCCAAGGACAAATACTTTAAACGCATTGGGGCGGACGTGAAGAACAAGGTAGTTCTCCCGTATTATATGGGTTCGCTCAACAAGATTAAGGATAGCGAGGAAGAAATCGCGAAATATAAAGCGAAGTTTCCGGGGTGGTATTGTATAAGCGATAAATTGGACGGTGTCAGTTGTATGCTCGTATATACAAGCGGTAAAATCAAGATGTACACGCGTGGAAACGGCACAGAAGGGCAAGATATATCGCATCTTCTGAGTTATATGAAGAATCGTATTATGCGAACGCTATACGGTGATGAACTTCAAATATTCGGGCTTTACGACAATACCGAGATTGCGGTTCGTGGTGAATTAATTATTTCAAAGGAGAATTGGGAAGAACTGGGAAAGATGGGAAAGCAAGGTGCGAACCCTCGCAATACCGTGGCGGGTGCTATCAATAGCGACATCATCAACAAGGATATATTGTCAAAGATAGATTTCGTCGCATATTCGCTCGTTCATCCGAAACTCATCGACGGAATTGACAAACTTCGAAATATGCCAGAGTTTAATACGGTGTATAGCACTGGAACTCGTTTAATGACATTAGCAAACCTCTCGAAAATATTAGAGAGACGCCGTGTGGAAAGCGAGTATGTCATTGACGGTATCGTGATTGAGGAAGCAACCAAATATTACGAGATTGAAAAAGGCAAGAACCCCGAACACGCGTTTGCCTTTAAATCCATCCACACGCTTGAACAGGTTGAAGTCATCGTATCCAAAGTCGAATGGAACGTATCAAAGGATATGTATATGAAGCCGACAGTGATGTTTAATGAAATCGATTTGGACGGCGTAAAGATTAAACAGGCGACTGGGTTTAACGCCTCGTATATCACAAAGAATGTTGTAGGACCCGGTTCGCGAATCATCATCATACGCTCTGGGAACGTTATTCCGCATATACATAGCGTTCTTACACCGTCCGCGAACGGTTCTCCAAGTATGCCCGGGGTGGAAGGGGTGAATTACAAATGGAACGATACGCACGTGGATATCATTATGCTTAACAAGGATGGTGATAAAAACCGCGAATTTGACATTAAAAACCTAATCTATTTTATGAAAACCGCGAGTATCGAGAATATGGGACCCGGAAATATAGCGAAGATATACGATGCGGGTTTCGATGATATCAAGAAGATTGCGAACATCACCAAAGCGGACTTATTGACAGTCGATGGATTCAAAGAGAAGACCGCGACGAACCTCATTAACGCCCTTTCTGTTCTAAAAGATATCGATTGCTTAATCTTGATGGATGCCTCGAATATTATGGGACGTGGTTTCAGTTCTAAAAAGATAAAATTAATTACTGACACTTACCCGTCGATACTAATGCACGATAAAAAGAACCGTAAGATAACTGCCGAACTGACGCTAAGCGACTTAATGAGTGTGGATGGTATCGCCGAAATATCCGCAACGTTGTTTTTAACGAATCTGCCTAAGTTCTACGACTTCTATGATAACTTGGGAATCAAATGTAAAGGCACGTCTGGTTCGCCCAGTTCGGCGAAGTCCGCGGATGCGGCGACAATCCAGAATACAAACATATTAGGCAAATCATTTGTTTTCACTGGGTTTCGCGATAAGGACTTAGAAGCCTACATAACACGGATGGGCGGTTTTATAAAGACGTCTGTGAGTAAAAATACCGACTATCTTGTTGTTGCCGATTTGAATGACAATAGTGGCAAGGTAGATAAAGCGAAAAGTTTAGGCGTTCCCATTATACTTCGGGATAACAATGTGTTTGATGAGCCAAAGCCACAGAAGAAGCCTTCACCGCCTTCGCAGCCTGAACCTAAGAAAGAAGCGAAGCCAAAGAAAGAAGCGAAGCCAAAGAAAGAAGCGAAGCCAAAGAAAGCGAAGGACGCGAATGAGCCAGAGCAACCTAAGAAATGCCCCGATGGTAAAGTGCTAAACCCTATAACAAACCGATGTATCAATATTCCGAAGCCGAAGAAAGCGAAGGACGCGAAGCAGCCGAAGCAGGATGATGTGCCTATACCGATACCGATACCTTCGCATCATTCTCCGATACCTTCGCATCATTCTCCGATACCGTCGCATCATTCTCCGATACCGTTAAACGATTCGCCATATTCGATATCTTCGCCATCTTCGCCATCTTCGATACCTTCCATATTCAAGGATGTGCCAAGTGGCGAAGACCGATTCACGCTCATAACCTTTCAGAATCAATTTCGTCCCACAGGAGGCAAGGGTGTCAAAGTTCTATTTGCCGACCTCGACCATACGCTCATAACACCGAAAGGGAAGCACGTATTCCCGAAGACGCTCGACGATTGGAAGTGGAAAAACGATGCTGTCGTTCCAAAACTGAAAGACATGTATAATAAGGGGTATGAGATTGTGATTGTTAGCAATCAAAAGAAGATGTCAGGGGACGACGTGAAGACCAAGGCAACGATGATATACGATGACTTGAAACTACCCTTTGTGTTTATATCGGGACATAGCGATATGTATTATCGGAAACCGCAACTTGGGTTATGGGAAATGTTAATTGAATATGTATTTAAAGACGCAAAGAATATTGATATGCCGTCGAGCGTATTTATAGGCGATAGCGAAGCGGACTTATATTTCGCCAGAAACACGAACGTCAAGTTTATACATACGGATTCTTTCTTCTTAGGCATTCAAGATGCGAAGTTTGCGAAGATTGAAGACGCCGAGCATCCGCTAACAAACTGGGTGTCAGGCACATCACATAACCTTCCGTCACTACGTTCTTCGACGAGACACCTTGTCGTGATGGTTGGCTCTCCCGCAAGTGGAAAGTCTTACTATTCGCACGAACTCGAAAAGAAGGGCTTTCTACGCATCAACAAGGATACTATGAAGACCGACAAGGTGATTGAGAATGCTTTTAACAATGGAATAAAAGAAGGGCGAAACATCGTTATCGACAACACGAACCCGACGAAGGAGGCGAGGGCGAAATGGATAACGGCGGCAAAGAAGGCATCCTATCACATCACGATTGTATGGATGAACTTCCCTATCTCAGTGGTTGAATATCTGGACAATTATAGGATTGCCAAGTATAAAAGTCAGGATTATCACGTTCCGATGGTGGCGATGCGAGTATATTACAAGAAACTTGAAGCACCTACGCAACAGGAATGCGACACGCTCTTAGAAATAAAGACGATTAATGCGGACGATATGCTAAGCGTATGGGTATGATAATGATAAAAATAAAATAATAATATAATAAAATCGGTATGTAGAGATAAGTTAAATGCCTCCTGTTTTTTTACAGAACTTTACTAAGATGTATGAGGCGACTGTTGCTTTACACAAATGTATTACCATAAAATGTAAAAAAGAAGAGCAATCGGAGCAATCGGAGCAATCGAACAAAAGCAAGAATATCCTTGAAAAAGAAAAGTTAATGCTTGAATTTTCAAAAAGGATGGAGGACAACAATGAACGATATAAAAAAGATAGAAAAATGAAAGACAAGAATAAAAAGGATAGAGTTCGAGGGGACATCGAGTTTGGAGAATATTATATGAAACATATCAAAGCGAACGCTGATTTAGACATCAAAATAATCGAAGATAGATACCACAATGAACTTTTTAATTGCCGATTAAAAGGATGCTATAATGAGAGTTTGCTTTTATTAATTTTAACAATTGAAAATATAGTATCAAGCACGGACAAAAACACGGAACTATACAAACTTGCGTCTAAGTATAAAACCATATTCGAAACAAAGAAATTGACGGTTAATGATATCAACGCATTTGAGATTGATAAGAAGAAGGTTGAATTGGCGAGTTATCTTGCTAAACTTCAAACCGATATGATAAAGTTAAAAAAGAAGTTATGAAGACGATATAAGGAGAAGGTTTATATCTTTTATATGGCTACACGCTATGAAAATCTGCTCGATGAATTGAGAACCGAGTTAAGAGTTCGTAGGATTGGATATAATCGGATTATTCGATTGATAAATCGGCAAGAATACGATAGAATAACGGCGATTGTCGATGATTATGGAGTAAATAATGTAATCGATGGAATTATTACGGAACGAGAAGTGATTGGGAATATGATGAAAAATATATTAAATAACCTCGATATGTTAAATAACCTGCTACGTATCTTCAATGAAGAACCGCAACCGTCGCTAACAAAAGCACGGAAGTTATTAAAACAGAAGGTGTTTATAAATATTTATGATTTAGTGACGGGAAAATATGAAATGCGGACAACGAAGATACTTTTAATAAAAGATGTGCGAAGCAACCCTGACAGAGTTTTCCCACTGAGAGTCGCAAAAAGAAACAGGGTATTGAAATGCTTCTTACGGCGTATATTTTAATATTAAAAAATGATTATATAAAGCGTATTATTTTCTTATAACTATAATAAAATGGAGTTCTGCGAAGTTTGCGATAACATGCTTTATGTCAAGTCGAACGCTCAAAATATGCTTGTGAAATATTGTAAGCATTGCGAGTTCGAGAAGGTAGAAACGAACGCCAAGTGTGCGATTAAGATATCAAAGACGATTTATAGTGAGGACGACTTGCTCTATAACCAACACGTGAATAAATATCTACGCTTCGACCCTACGTTGCGTCGCATCAATGACCCGCACATTTCTTGTGCGAATGAGACGTGTATTCAGGAGAACGCGAATAAGCAAATCATCTATATAAAGTATGATTCGAAGAATATGAAGTATCTCTATGTATGCGAGAATTGCGGGAAAACGTGGAAGCAGGTGAATCCGATATAAAAATAAAAAATGATACTAATAGAATAGACAATTACTACGTAGTATGACCCTCATATATAAAACCGCGAATATCGAAGATGTCAGTAAAATCAATGAGTTGTTGAATAAGGCGGATAAGATATCGAAGCCGATAATGACAATCTATGAGTTTGATAAGATTATGGGGATGCGAACTCAACAATTGGCATCAGGGGCTTCGCCCTTTGTAGATATCGGCACAGGTAAATTGGTGATTGATAGTAATATGGAACTGCGTAATATAGCCTTACGGGAACTCGAAGAAGGACGATTACCCTTCATTATAGAGAGGATTCTGTCGAATAAAAAAAAGGAGTATTATCGCGTATGCGACTTGAACCTTGTGGCAATCCGCGACAGAATGCGTAAGTAGTAGCGAAGCAGCCGCGTAGCGAAGTAGCCGCGAAATAGCCGCGAACGCCTTAGCGACGATTATTTATTTTAATTATTTTTATTTATTAGAATCGTAATGAAAAAGAAAGATTTTATTCTTTATGGTAAAGAAAAGGTGCTTGGTAAAACAAGGAATGTGTATGTCGCCGCGAAAGCCGCTGCGAAAGTCGCCGCGAAATATGTGAAATACAAGGGGGAGTTCGTGAAATTAAGGAGTTTTGTAAAGGAACGGGAGAAGAAACTATACAGGAAGGAAGAAAAAGGAATATTATATTTTTTTTATGGGAAGGGCGGAGGGAAGTTTGAAGATTCTGTAAAGTTTGAAAACGACATCCCTGTAAAGTTAGAGCAACTTAAAACAATTATCGATACATTCGATAATCCTGAAAACTACGATAAATATAATAATATATGTAATTTCATATATACTTATACTACCCCATACGGCTCATATTATATCAAACCGTTTATAATCATCAAGGAGGGACATAATATAATTTTCAAGTTTTATTTCGCATACGACAAATGGCTACATCCGAAAAATACAAAAAAATTATTATGGATTGAGATACCCGTCCATATCACGCAGTTTTTCACAGAAAGAACCCATCGCTTCACAAAGGTGAAGTCTGGAAGTTATATTCACATAACCACAGAGCCTGACAAACTGATTGCTTATAATATATATTCTATAACCAACTTGCGACACATCTATTTAGTCGCGAACTCAATCGCCGATGTCATTCGAATGATTAGTAATCACGGAGACGACATTTTTACAAACTGGGTAAAACACAACGTAGGCGATAAAGAATACAAGCACGTCGAGTTTCTAACCTTTTACCTGCTAAACTCAACGAATAAATGGCAACAATACACTGAGAAAGACGCTACGTCGGCTACGTCGGCTACGTCGGCTACGCTTAATCAGGATAAAAATATCACAGAAAGGATATCCTATGTCTTACTCGGATTTATCAAAACAAGACTACATTTAATCATTCTTGATATTTTCAAATACTTAAATGGTGATATAGATATCAAGGATGACAAACCGCAAAAAGTGGGTTCGTTTCCTGATTTACAACGCATCTATTTCGATAGTAATATAAAGTATATGCGAACGCATCCACATCAGCAACCGCAAGGACGCGGACGCGGACAACCACAAGGACGAACGCCGCTCACGCCGCTTACGCCGCTCACACAACAACCAGAACGCGGAAGAGGACGCGGACGTGGGCGAGGACGCGGACGTGGGCAAGTGAGAACAATATAGTTTTTTATATATCAGTATTATAATGATAATAAAAAAAGTAATAATCATCATTCTATCCTATTATATCTCAGGCTATCTCATCATCGATAAGAAGCACTATGATATCAATCATTTCGCGATAGAAAACTTCAAAGAAGAACGATACAGATGTATAAGATACATAAATAATAACCACACGAACGTAGCGAATGTTGCGAATGTTGCGAATGTTGCTACGAACTCGGCGACGAATATAGCGAAATATATTACAAAGTATCCATACGCAAAATGTAGAAAATATAAAAATGACTATATTGACTATATAATTTATAAAAATAAAGTTATCATATACAACACACTAATACACATAATATTCTATATAAATATAATCTTTTTATGATTTGGAGATTGCTGGATGTATCCTATACAGAATACTGACATCGTGAAGACTGTCATCAATTATAAGAGGAGATTGCTGGATGTATCCTATACAGAATACTGACATCGTGAAGACTGTCATCGAATGTTATAAGAGGAGATTGCTGGATGTATCCTATACAGAATACTGACATCGTGAGGACTGTCATCGAATGTTATAAGAGGAGATTGCTGGATGTATCCTATACAGAATACTGACATCGTGAGGACTGTCATCGAATGTTATAAGAGGAGATTGCTGGATGTATCCTATACAGGATACTGA